CGGCGGTCCAACGTACATATTAACCAAGTCGGTGTCGGTCATGGGGCCGAACTTCCTGAAGTGGCCCAGGACCGCCTTCTGGCTATCGCGCAGCTTGTCCGGCGATAGCGACCGTGCGGCGTCGTGCGAGGTGTGGGGATCGGAGTGCCTGGCGTTGGCCTTAAAGAAATCGTCTTGGGTTGGGTCCACGAACTCTTCCTTCGGTGGCGGCGGAACGTCAGACTCGTCCAAGTAAGTGCCGCCACGCCTTCTCTCCCTCACCTCCTGACCTCGCCCTCGAGGAAGGCGATGGCCTTGTTGGCACGGAGCAGGGGGCCTCCCTCAGACAGGATCTCCCGAGCCAACGTCAGGTGCTTGTCCTCGACGCCGCCATGCTCTTCGCAAGCCTGGAGAATCGACTCTAGTACCTTGAGTCTCTCTGCGAGGAGCTTCTCGCCCTCGGCGGCTGTAGGCTTCTTGGTAGGCTTCTTGGTAGGCTTGGCCTTGATGGGCACGGGCACACCGGAGCCATCACGGTAGAGTTGGAAGCCCAAGCCAGTGAGTACGGCCACAGCCTTCACAAAAGCCCTCCACCTCGCGTCGTTGATATCTCTGCTCGACGGGGAGCTTCCCGCACCGGCAACAATCGCATTGAACTTGTGATCCATGACGGGCAGGTCTACCCGACGCGAAACGTCACCGATAGTGACTTCGCAGCCCACCTCCGCGCTCCCGTCTGGGTACAGCGTGACCGGATAGAATTCGTACTCAAACTCTGGGTACGAATCCTGGAGGATGGCGAGGCAGTCGCTCCAGGGAATCCAACTGAGGGTTCGGTTGCCGACACCACGGCTTTTCGTGTACGCCGAAACGTCGATGCCGGACATCTTCTCCCAGATGTCTGCATGGGTTGGAGTCGCCATTTAGTGTGCCTCCCGGCGGCTAAGAGCTTCTCGCCTCTGGCTCACAGCTTCCCAGTACCAGCACAGGGAAGAAGCGAAGGTGAGCAAGCAGATTGAGGTAAGTACCACGAAGGTCAGTGTGATTTCGTTGGGGGAAAATTCCTGCGTGACGGCGGTGGTTGCGCCCAGGGTTGCCCCTGAGAAAAAAAGCAGGAGTGCCAAGCTGGTCACTGACCAAAACTTCGCACCAATCGGAAGATCGTATAGGCTGGTCATTCGGCTTCCCTCGCTCCTTTCGCCTCACCGACATCGTGCGCTGCATCCAGGTAGCTTCGCAGGGTGTTTGGGCTGGCGTTCAGAATTAGGTGGTCATGGGCGGCGGCAGGGTGAGGCCCCTCGCCCCACTCGTTGACCTTGTCTTCGCTGCCATAGCAATTCGTTGGCACCTCGTTGTGCAGGTAGCGGAGAATGATCGGCAGGGCCTCTAGGGATTGCGGGTCTGCCGACCGAACAGTGCCGATCAAGTCGTTGCACAGAACGCGCATCACAAAGCTGCCTGGGTAGTCCCGATACTGTACCCAGCGTTGTATCGCTGCCAGGACATCGGCAGGGGCATCGTGGTATTCGGTGAGGTCATCCATCGTTGTTTCCTTTGGTGGGGGTTGCCATAGGTGGGGGGTCGAGGATGCGCCACTCCCCGGTCAGGTGCTCGCGCACACACTTCGGTATCGGCCTCGAGCCAGCCAGCCAGCGGTAGATCGTTGACGGTGGCCTGACGAGAATCTGGCGAGCGTAGAGCTTGATGCCCATGCCAGAAGAATCGATGGCATCGCGGAGGCTACGCACTGCCCAGTCATCGCCATGTGGTGGTTTTGCCATACAGTTCCTCCATAGTAATCGTACCCATCTTGCCCAGGCAAGTTAGCCGAGGCGACTAACCAATGCAACTACCCCTTGGGGGCGTTCGACGGCTGGTGCCCTTTCGGGGCCGGGGCCGGGACGCTCCCCGAGAGGCCCTCTATACAAGGGATTTGGCCGGGGCTATTGCGCGGCGCATCTCCCCCCACTAAAATAAGTCGCATTGGTATCTCACTAAAGAGGAGAGGATAATGGTAATGCTTGGATTGACTGATTTTCGGGGGAACGTCTACGAGGGAGGTGCGAAGCTCGGCCCCCCTTGCTCGGTAGACGGTTGTGAGGAGGATGCCGTGAGGCACTCCTGCAATGCAGAGCGCGATCCTCACCGGACACACTGGCACGGCGAAATCCACAGTCTCACCGCCAGAACTCTCAGGCCCTACTGCAATACCCACGGGCAAGAGGTTTTGCTCAGAAACGCTGCTATCCAAAGGGGGAGGGAAACCGATGGGTAAGGTGATTTTTGAGGTAGTGAGCGGTGGCCCCGAAGAGGACGGGGGGGATGGCCTCAAGGCGATGGAGGAGATGTTTCGCGTCGAAGTGGCAAAACGCCTAAAGCCGACGAAGCTCTGGGAGTGCCGCTGCGAGTGCGGGGAGATCCTGGGCTCTGGGTACAAGAGGCGCATCAGCCTCGCCCGAGTCGTTCCCCACTGTGAAGGGATGGGGGTGCGGTGGGAGCCGCAGAACCCCGCAACCGATGACCCGAACGAGGGAGGGACCGATGGCTGATTTATCTTGGATTCTACCTGACGGCGAAGACCTCGAGGAAGCACTGGAGGACTTCAAGGTCGAGGTGGAGAACCCCGAATTACTGAAGGCGCGGCACGATGCCATTCGGGCTTTGGCCGATCCGTATCGCACCCCGGAGCAGAAGCAGCGCGAGGGCGATATGGATGCCGAGCTTGAGGACATCGCGTGGCAATACGGAGATGACGAATGAGCCGGGGCTACAAGGCCGAGGTTCTGGTCAGCGGCGAGTGGGGCCAGAACGCCATCGTATGGCCTGACCTTGAGTCAGCGGAGGAAGCTGCTCGCGACCTCTGGTCCCGGTGGACGCTCACAACCGACCACAGAGCCGTGGAGGTGGACGAGGAGCCGAATCGGCCCACCTGGGCCGTCCACGTTGCGGCCCACGGTCCCCCACCGAGGAGCGTGAGGCTCTAACGCCTCCGACCGGGGGAGTCGAGGGGTTCGGGGCTGCGGCCTCGGACCCCTCTTTTCGGAGGTAGTCTAGCCCCGGCAACCCTCGCCTCGTCGCTTAGGCGGCCAGTGAGAGCGTCGAAATTCCCACCCATCGCCCAAAACAGCTACCCGTGGACCCCAAGCTCCAGTTTTCGCGCCCATCGTACCCAGGAGCGTTTCTCCCATCCCCGCCTCGAGCCCATGCCGTCCATGCCGTCCATGCCGTCCATGCCGTCCATGCCGTCCATAAGGCCCATAAGGCCCATAAGGGCTTTTCTGTTTCTCGGCCCCTCGGCCCCTCGGGTCGGGTCGGGGCTCGGAGCTTGGGCCGAAATTCTAACGAGCTACACAAAAAAACGGCCCCGTTGGACGGCTCCCCGAGGGGCTAGAATCGGCCCCGATATCGGCCCCGAAAAAACTGCCCTATATAGAGGGGGGCTTGTGCGTCTATATGCAGGGCATTATATATAGTCACGTTAGAGCAGTATCCACCTAGACGGAGATCAGAAAAATGACGGACGCAGAGACGAAAGAACGGACGGCCCTCGCTAGGGAGTGGGTCAGGTGGGACGGACGCAAAGGAACGGACAAACAAGTTGAGAAGGTAACACTGTCCCTGGAAATGCTGCGCCGGATGTGCGCCGCTCGCGGTATTGGGGTGGCGTCATGAGTGGCGTAAAGAGAAGCACGCAACCGGGGGGCACTTGCAAAGTGCTTGCGAAGGGTGACAAAAGACGCCTAGCCGATGGCCGTAACGCATGGCGCAAGATGGATGCGGGGCAGAGGGAAGAGTTCGTTTCTTGGATGTTAGAGAATGGACTACAAGATGTGGCGGGCTATCAGGTGGCAATTATTGCGGCGAAGCTTTCAACAATGAAGGTGGCGAAATGATGGCCGGGCCGGAGGTCCGGGTGACGGTCGAAGTTGTGAACGGATTCACGGCGGAAGGCAAGGAAAGGGTTCTATTCACGGAAGAATTACTCCTGGGATACTTGTCCGAGGGGCTAGACAACTTGGCGGACCTAGAGGAAATCTTGAGCGAGCTAGAAGACGAATGGGCACCCGTCAACAAGGGGGTGACACCGTGAAGACCCCCGTCATTGGTGAGTCTCGCGAATGCCGCCTACCTAGCTCGCTTCTAACCGTAGGCCCTCCGCAGCGCAAATTCGGAAACCTACTATGGGCTCCGGTCAACAAACTAGCCGTCGACCTGGTCGGGTTACTGTCGGAGGGGGGGAAGCTTCGCGAGAACCTCTCCGAACGTCACTTGGAGAAGCTAGAAGCTATGGGGTTCGCGATTGAGGCCGTATGGCCGGGTATGGATCGGGGTGTCGACTGGAAAGCAACCCGAGGGGGTGAAGGGTGATGGCCGGGGCGCACGTTCGGCGGCCTCTGCTGGCCGTCGGAACCGACGCGAAGACCGTTAAGGGATTGGATGCCCTTGGCGTCCTCACTGGCATTCTGTACATGGCTCCGGCAGACCTGTCGGGATTCAATGTCTGTTCACATTGCAGCCCTGGTTGCAAGGCCGGTTGTCTCAACTCCGCCGGGCGCGGGGCCTTCGATGCTGTACAGGCCGCGAGACTAGCGAAAACCCTTCTGTTCTTTCAGGACCGGGCGGCCTTCCGCTGGAATCTCGAGCTTGACATCGAAGCTCTGTCCCGAAAAGCAGAGCGTGAGAACTTGGTCGCGGCCGTGCGCCTTAACGGAACGAGTGACCTACCGTATGAACGTATATTCCCTGACCTCTTCGTGAAGTATCCCGAGGTCCGTTGGTACGACTACACGAAGGTTCCTGGGCGCGTTGTCCCCGACAATTATCATCTGACCTTCAGTCGCTCAGAAGAGAATGACGAAGCTTGTCGGGCCGAGTTAGAAATAGGCCGGAACGTCGCGGTTGTCTTCTCGACTCCGAAGGGATCTTCGTTGCCGTCAACGTGTTGTGGGTGGGAAGTGATCGACGGTGATCTCACGGACGTTCGGTGGATGGATGAGGGGAAAGGGCCGGGGCCGTATGTCGTAGGGCTTAGAGCGAAAGGGAAGGCCCGGCGGGATACTTCCGGCTTCGTGATTCACCCCGAAACTCATAAGGCCTGGAGGGTGGAGTCTGGTGGCGGAATGAGGTTGCACGACTTGGTGCACATATGCACCTAAACACTGGCCGCTAACAGGCCCAGCCTAGCCCCCGTCACGTTTCACAATGTGGCGGGGGCTTTTGCGTTGCAGCTTGCCGCAGCTTTTGCGTGAGCTTCGCACGGCGCAGCTTGTCAAGGAATCGATGCCGCCCCGCTAAGGGCCGCCGATGCCGCGCCCTGCCCCTGATGCCTGGAAGCTGTCGGGGGTTCTTAGGTGGGAAGCCGTGGGGGTTGGTTCGGGCGTTAGGGGTTTGGATGCGTGGAGATGCATGGAGATGCGTGGAGATGCGTGGATGCTCGCCCTTTCCCAGTAAGGGTGAACCAATGCCCGCCTGTAAATGGTGATGAACTGGTTTGGTCGCACAGTTCCACAAACCCCCTAGGGCGCAAGGGTTTGCGGGGCATTGCGCGCCCGGTCGGGCCATGCGCTGCGGACCCCCCCATGAGTTCGGGGGACCGCCCGTACTTGTATAGCCCAACACACATCGCGACGCCATATAAGCCCAATCCCCAAAAAATCTGCTATATTGCCTGGGTAGCTAGGGGTGTCCTCAATTCGCTCAATATGGGTGGGGGTTTTGTATGGTGGTTAACGGTACGGACATAGTGGAGCAGTTACGGGGCAGGATGCGTTTCTATCATGTAGGTGACAGGGTTCGTGTGGATATGGAACGAGCCTGTGAGGAGATTGTCGAGTTGCGTCTTTCTGGCTCAAGTCCTGGGCACACTGCTGCATCTGTTGGTGCTTGGCTGGATGCGGAAGGCGTCAAGCTATTGCCCTGGCAGCGCAAGCGTTTGGGGTTGGCCCCCACCCGAACGGACCCCGAAAAGCAAAGAACACCTGAAAGTGTGCAGTAAATGGCTTGGTTGTGCCATTTTTTTCTGGAAAAATCTTAGACTATGAACAGATCCAGAACAATAGTAAACAAGTAAAACAATAAACAACCTATGGGTGGGTGGTGGGTGGATGAAAAGGGGTGGAGTTGACCCGCGTCCTTATGTCGCGCTCGCTTGTGCGATGATAGTGACCGCAATCAAGGATATGCGTGAACGCAGACCGAGGCATATCCAGGGCCGCATCGACGCCATTGTCTGGCTGGTGAGCAGCGCAGCTACGCCCTGGTTTGATGCATCGGGCGTAGACCATCAGTATGCGCTTGATGGCATGAGCTGGGCCGAACACGCACAACACTTGCTTGACGGGCACGGTGACGAGCTTTCCAGCGAGCAATCTCGGTTGCTGGCGGGTGGCATAGAACACTTGAGGGTAGGTCGGCGTTGCGCGTTGGGGGGCACGGGCCGAAGTTAATGGGCGATAGCTTGGATAGGGATTCGACCAGGGGGATAGATGCCGTATAGGGTAAAGGGCAAGACGGTTGAGGTGAGTAGACCGAAGGGTTGGGTCACGCTCAAGGTGCATAGCACCCCGGCCCATGCGAAGAAGCACCTCACTGCGCTGAACATGAACGTGAAGCACAGCGACACCAGGGACATATGAGTCGCGTGGCGTCCGCTTGTCTGGTGGCGCTTGTTTTCTCTGCTCCGGTATCGGGACAGGTTGTCGGGATCGGTGAGTACCGGGACGGTTCCGGCTCTCAGCTAGTCGCGGAAGTGGCCCTAGCTACTGCGCTCGGACCTTTCGCTCCGAATGTGCTTCTGACGTTCGATCTCAGGGGTGACGGGCATCCCGTTGTCCAGCCCCAGATAGGCACCGTCCTGTTCGGTGGGTTCAGTTTGGACGTTGGTGCCAGTGTCGGCCCATCGGACTACACTGCATGGGAGCCGCACTTCGCTGCCACGAACGTAGCGCACTTGATCGGGCCGATTAGGATGGCGGTGACATACGCCTGGCAACCGTGGAACGAGTGGGCTAAGTCATCTGTGGTGAAACTTGAGTTTCCCTTTTGATGACGCCCGAGGCGATTAAGGAGTCGGCCAATGTTAGCTTCAGCCTTAGCTTCTTACTTCAGTTGGTAGGTATCTTGATGGCTGGCGTGTGGGGCTACTCGCAGTTGGACGCACGGATCTCTACAATCTCGAATGCCGCAGTGCAGCACACTGAGGGCATCGCTAGGATTGAGGATTCGATGGAGAAGAATCAGGACGCGCCGATCTCGAGTGACCACATCCAGAACACGAAGCTGAACTGGCTAGAGTCGGTTAACGCGGATGTACTCAAGCGGTTAGATCGCATGGAGATGAGGATCTACGAGATGAGGGAAGGGCGGTGAATTACGAATCGTCGATTGAGGATATGCGAGCAGATCCGGCCCTGTTCGTGGAAGGGATACTAGGCGCTGAACCCGATGCGTGGCAGTCTGAGGTGATGGCTGCGGTAGCGGCAGGGAATCGCGGCATCAGCATCCGGTCAGGCCACGGCGTAGGCAAGACGAGCGTTCTTAGCTGGCTCGCGCTCTGGTGGATCGGTACGCATTACCATGCCAAGGTAGTGATTACCGCCCCAACGGCAGCGCAGTTACATGATGCGCTGCTGCCCGAAGCGAAAGCCTGGCTAAAACAGTCACCACCGGCATTCCGCGACCTGTTCAACGTCAAATCTGACCGCATAGAATTGATCGCTGACCCCGAGCGCAACTTCATATCTGCGAAGACCAGCCGTGCGGAGCAGCCGGATGCGTTGCAGGGCGTCCACGCCGACCACGTTCTTTTGATCTGCGACGAAGCGAGCGGTGTGCCTGAACAGGTTTACGAGTCTGCCGGTGGCTCCATGTCAGCACACCATGCTACGATGGTCCTGGCACGGAACCC